CCCTGCATATTTTAAAAAAGGTTATTTACCCTGTCTGACCTTCTGCTAGCTATAGCCAGCATGTTCATTCAAGATATATATTGTTGTAAAAATTGCATCTAAGCATTTGAAGGCTCATCAAACTTTATTGCAAGGTTGATGAGTTCGTGAGTGGATTGTGCATTTTTAATATTTAACTTCATTTGTTCATTCCAACTTCTTATAGCATCTCTTTCCTGTAGCTGTGTTGAATATTTTTGTTTTAAATTTTCTACCTTTGTAGTATCTCCTGAAACCTGTGCTTCTGATATTTTTACAATTATATAATCAGTTTCTGATAACAGATTAGCTGTATAATTTTTTAATTCTGTTAATTTCTTCTGTTTTACTTCCTGAAGTTTTTCTTCATTTGTTTTAAGTCTTATTTGTGTGCCATCATAGATAATATCTTCAAAAGTAACCCCATCAAACATAACTGTCTCTACATTTGCTGGTATACTTTCTTCAAGCAAAGCACAGCAAAGTATATTATTTTCTGGATTAATATAAACCCAAATTTTCATTTTAACCTCCTTACTAAAACATAACCTGACGCTTGTTGTGGAAATGTTATTGTCCCAAAAGATGTCCAAGTAGTTGTAGTGTCTTCCCAATCTATAGATGTTATATATAAAAGTGGAGAATATATATTAACTCCATACGAATCAAAATAATTTATTAAATTTTTATATTGCGTATAGTTAACTACATATGAAATAGAGTGTGTGTAAGCAGTTCCGCATGTAAATCCTTCTACATATGAATATTCTGAAGAACTTGAAGCGCTATATCTAAAAATTGAAGATCTTTTAAAAACAGTGTTATACCATGTGTTGTTAGGTAACAAAAAAACACTACCTCCATTTCCTCCAGATGTTGCATACATATTAGAATTTACTATACGCATTTCATAATAAGTTCCGCTTTGTGTTGCTATATGTAATGGAACACTATTTATATTATCAAAGTTTACAATAGCCTCTTCCCCAACCTGTAACATATAATCACTGCTTGCGTTTGTTAAATCTACTCTTCTAAATGTGTAAACATTGCTTTTTACATAAGTCGCATTTAAATCTAAAATACCATTTGTATCAAGAGGCACTATCACATTCGGAGCGGGTGTTTGACTTGCATGAAAGCCGTCGACGGTGTCGGCAAAGGGTACTTTGACATTTTGCCAGTTTGATCCATCAAAGTATTTCAAAAAGTTGTTTTCGTTAGTGTTAACCCAGAGTTTTCCAGCATATGTAAGAAGTGGAGCTGTTGCCCCAGCCTCAGACTTAACTTTGTCTACATCCTGCTTTGTCGCAAGGAGGACCGTATCGGAAATCACTGCGGTGACATTTTGTGCGTTTGCAATTACGGTGTAGATGTCAACTACATTCTCAACTTTAGTGGTACCATCAGAAGGGATAAAGTCAGGTCTATCAGCTGCATATGCTACTGCATAAAGAATTTCGCCAAAATCTGGGTCTTGTGCGTAAATACCTATTTCTCGCATAAAAAAGCCTTGTGTTAAACCGATGTTAGTTAATACGAACCTTAGTCTAACCGTTCCATCTCCAGCTACTTCAATATGCTGTATAGGTAAATTCATTTTAGGAGATATAATTTCATTTAACTGATATGGGTCTGTACCTGTAGCCCAGAGCCCGTCGCCAAGTTTTATTTTTGTAAAAGTTAATGTTGCTCCTGCCTGTGCTTTTGCTAAAAGATTGAGTCCTTTCTGCGTTAGTATTGTGCCTCTAAAGTCTGCCATTATTTACCTCCTAACTACTAATTAGATGGATATATAGCCATGTAGCTGGCACTTCTCTGGGCGATGCCAGCATAAAGTGTTGCTTGCTCAACTGATGCTTGAAGTTCGTATATACCTATTTGATAAGATGTTGCACTTCTCTGGGCGATGCCAGTGTAAAGTGTATTAGGCTTAACAGATGTATCTACATGTAATCCTATTTGATAATGCTTTCCATTTTTCTGAGCAAAGGCGTAGTAAATATTGTTTGTAAACTCACGGTGGAAGCCGATTGCATCAAGCCACGAGCGGACATTTTTATATTCGTTAATAAGTTCAGTTAATTTTCTGTATCTGTCTTCATCTTGTATGACGCTTTTGACAAGCACTCTAAACTTGTAGGGGTCGCCATTGTACTCAAACCATTCTTTTAGGTCTACCTCATAGCCTGCTTCAGACAGAGCATTTATGACAGACCATTTCGTGCCTTTGTAGCGGTGGAGCTCGATTGCACGCTTTATTAAGTTGCGTTTTTCCTGTTCTGTCTGGGCGAGCTCCCAGCCTTCGATGTGGAATTGGTGGGCGAGGTAAGGAAGTGCAGATGAATCAACATCGTCTATAATATAGATAAGAAGCGGAGTAAGGTCAAGTGTTCCAAGCCTATCACTAAGATCATTCAGTGCTTCAGTATTGAGGTCTTTTATTCCAGGCGGAATTAGTCTTTTATCAGCCATTATCCCTCTGTACTTCCTATAAAATTAATTTCATAATTTGTGCAGTTTGCCCATTCATATAGTTGCAGAACCCTATCCTGAGCGGGCTGGATAAGGTCGCATTTATAGACGCCATACACACTGTTTAACATTGCGATAATCTGACTTCTAATAATGTCCTGTCCAATATGAGATTTCATATTGTTTATATATTGCTTCATTTTCTCTTCACAAGTCTTCTGAATTATTCCAGAATCTATCCCTTTGTATAATGTCAGGTCTGCCTTTATCTGAAAATCTACCTTTATAGGTGAAAGTACATCAACCCTATCTGTCAATGGACGAACTCGCTCATCGTTAAGGACATTGCTAACAAGTTCAAGAATCTCTTGAATGGGAGTGCCGTCTTTCACAAGAGGATATACATTTACAACGCCAGGAGAAGGGCTAATCACAGATACATCCACTATACCCTGATGGGCAGTCATGGCATACCAGCGGTATGCACCTTTTGGACCCGCAGAGCTAAATCGTTCTGGTGCTTCCCTAATCCTTTGCCTTAGCCTTTCATCGTCCTCTTCATCTGAGCCGCCGTATGTAATTGTTATGTTTTCAACCTTGTCAAGATAGGGAATGATTGATATCGGAGTATTTATATCACCTGGAATATATCCATTTGCTCCTATTCCTTGAGTAGTACAAGTTGCATATACATCTACATATATTTGCCATGCTGGTATTGTTGCGTCAGTATCAGTTGCGAAAATATATTTTCCGTCTTTTGTTTCAACCTGAGTTCCTTTTGGGATTAAAATATCAAAATTCTGTGGTTCTGTTATAGAGAACCTTAAGATTGTCCTTGAAGGCTGTGCAGGAAGCCTTTTTATACCTAAAAGTTCACCAAGATAATCAAGCATCGGGAACCTGGCATAGGCAAGCAGATTTTGTTTTGCTGCCTCCTGTATCCCGATCCTCAATAATGTCTCCCTGTAGGCAATTAGGTCTATGAGTATTCTTTCTACCTGAGCAGGATATAGTTTTTTGCCTGTCATCTGCTCATATAATTGAATCAGTTCCTTTGTGACCTTTTCAGGGTCCCTTTCTATAAAGTTTGGTTCTGGAAGGTTCATACTATCACCTCAAGTGACTGTGTTTGTTCTGTTTCTTTGAGAATCCATTCTATGCGTAATCTCACCTGAGATTCAATCACTTCTACACGAATGTTTTTTATGCGAATACGTGGTTCCCATGTATTTATAGCATCTATTGCCTCACGGATTATATTTGGGATTGCCTCCTTAATTGGGTAATCTATATATTTCCATACATCAGATCCAAACTCTGGTCTGTGTGGATCAGACCGTTTGGGGGTAGAAAGAATGATACGAATGCATTGATTGATATCAGCAATGTCTTCAACAACCTCCCCTATACCCCCAAGTTTTGGTTGCCAGTCAACTGCGGATATCTGGTCAATTGTTTTCATTCTTCACCTCAGTGGATATGATGGTTTGTATTGCCACCATCATCAACAATTGTTCCTGTTGCATGAATGTTCCCCTCAACATATACATTACCGATTATGCGAAAATCACCCTCAAATACTACATTAGATGGTGAAGATCCTTGCATTTGAATTATTGGAGCTTTTATCGTTACCTTTTTTTTTGCAATTAATTCAATCTCTCCATCGGAGACATAGACTCTATATTTATGGCTGGACTTGTCATATTCTATCTCAGTACCATCTTCAAATTTTATGTGTTTTTTTTCTTTCTCCTGCACCGGTGGGGTATCTGCATCAGAATATATAGCCCCAAGAATTATGCCTTCTTCTGCATTGTCATCTATCAGACATACAACATGTTCATTAATCTCGGGTAACCAGTATTCTTTATCCTTTAATGTCTTTTTCTGCATGACAGGGAGCCAATATGAAACCTCGCCATCTATATCTATCCATCTAACCCTTGCCATTGCTTTTTTTTCGTCTATTGCTACAACAATGCCTACTCTATACACGCCGTACCTCCAGCTCTGTTCTATATCCAGAGCTTCTATCTGTCGTATGTCTCGAGGATTGTATATGATATTTCCCATTCAATGTATATAACCCTGAAACTTCTATATTTGAGCCTGCTACAAGCTTCGGATTGCCTATCACAGTAATATTTCCCTCTGTCTGTAAGCTGTTTCTTCTTGCTATTGCAGCCTTTGCTTTAGCAATTGCCTGTTCTTTGTTTTCGCACCTCTCATTTATTTTGAGAATGTCGCCTTTTACAACTCCATCAGCTTTTTCTGTATGAGTAATAAGCTTTTTAGTTTTAGGGTCATGGTAGGAGACAACACAGGCATTATATAGCTCATGGGTCTTGTCCCTTAAAGAGAAAGAAATCATATCTTTTCTATTAATCACATATACAGCGTTTGCAGATTCAAGTTTATCAAGTTCATAAAAGACCAGTTTCCCATCAGCGATTTTAAAAATATAGCCATAGTCTTCGGCAAGCCTTTTAAGAAAACTCAAATCCCGTTCTTGTTTTTGAGTTATACGCTTTATTTTTATATCTTTAATCTCACCAACAATCTCAAACCGATGCTTTTTTGCTATCTCTTCGGCAATCTGTTTTAATGTTTTATTTTCATAAGCCTTTGTATTGTTTTGTCTCAAAGCCTTTTTGATGTTTGTGGCAAGTCCTTTTATAGATACAACATCGGGAGGGGCTGAAAGCTCTATCTCGTCTATTTCAAAAGAACCACAGGGAAGAAGTGGCTCTCCTTCATAGCCAATCTTTAGAGATATAAGGTCGCCTTTTTGTGGATACCAAAAAGACTTCCATATATGGTCTCTATCTTCAAGTTTGATATCTATTTCATCTGATTTCCCATGCTCATAATCTGTATATGTTACAGAAAGCACAAATGGAGTTATATATGTAGTAATCTCTTTCTGCTCATACTCTATAAAAAATACCGGTCGCCTTACCTTTTCCACGGCGGTAGCTCCTCAATAGTATTATTTACTTCAATTACAGGAATAATAAGCTTAATGCCTGCTGGCAGTATGGGGTATATGGGCACTTCAGGATTTGCTGCAATTATAGGCTCGTACTTCATAGGATCACCATAGTAAATATTTGCGATTAAATCCCAGCGATCCCCTTCTTTTGTAATATATTCATAGTAGTTTTCGCTCATTTTTGCCTCACTATATTCCCTTTATCAAACCCACTATTAATATTTTTTTTTGTCCTATTAATCCTTTTAATCCTTTTAATCTTTTTTTCGGGGGCTTTTTTTACTCCTAAGGGTTTATCCTCCACCCATTCTCTCAATCTTATCTCTGCCTCAATAGCTAATATAGTGGCATCGTCTAAACTCTGGAGAATATTCTCCTTTATTTCTTCAATAACGTATTTCCCTTTATATAAACCGTTACCAAAGACAAAGGGTAGTGGCTGAAACAAAGATGCTGCTTCCTTTATCTTTTTCAACTCTTCTTGTGGATTACAAAAATCAGCATGAAAACTGAGCTTAAGAGTAATCTCTTCAAGATTTTCTCCTATATATT